TTGGTATCATGTTGTGTGTTATGGTCTCTTCACACATAGGTTTGATAGATAATAGTTTTGGTGTGGTCATTGCGTCGATGGTTGTCATTTGAATAATTGATTTGTATAAAACTAAATATTGAATCATTTTCGTTTCAATTTTGTAATTTACATTACTTATTCGACTCAACGATTTGGGATACAGTATTGGTTGTTTCCCGTTTGGACCTTTCATGTTCGATAAGCAACTGGATGCTTTCGACAAAATCCATCTTTGGTTTCCAACCCAATTCGCGGATGCGTTTATTGCTGATGTAATAACGTTGATCATTAAATGGTCTATCTTCTATATAGGTTATATATTTGCTTGTATCAACGCCATCCCCTTTAATCAATTTTATAAGCATATCTGCGATTTGTTTAACAGCATATTCGTCTTTATCATCGCAGCCGATATTGTATATTTCACCCACATTACCAAAGTCGATGACGTGTTCAATCGCCATTACAGTATCATATGCGTGCAAGAATCCGCGGACAGCTGTTCCATCCCCCTGTATGGTAACATTTTTATTATCTAAAAGAAGATTTATGAACCTCGGTATGATCTTCTCTGGGTATTGATTATATCCATATACGTTGTTTCCACGAGTGATAACTACCGGGACATTAAATGATTTGTGATATGAACTTACTATCATCTCGGCTGCTGCTTTAGTCGCGGCATATGGATTTGTTGGCGATAGATTTGACCCCTCATCTTTTTTGTTTTCTTTACAACCAAGCAACGATTCGCCGTAAACTTCGTCGGTGGAAATATGTATGAATTTTTTCAATTTTCCGTATTTTCTTGATGCTTCTATTAGATTATGGGTTCCAACCACGTTGTCGTTTGTAAAGAGAAGTGAGTCTTCAAATGAATTCTGAACATGAGATTGGGCGGCGAAATGAACAACCACGTCAATTTCGTTGTTGATGAGTATTGATACCATTTTTTCTTGATTGTTTATGTTTTCCTCATAGAATGCATAATCGGGAGACATTCGTATTAGTTCGTCTATATTTGACTCATTTGCGCAATAGTTCATCGAGTCTACGTTTACAAACATGTATTTTTTTTTCCAGAATAGCTTATTGATAAAGTTAGAACCAATAAATCCACAACCCCCGGTCACCAATATTTTTAACATTATACAAATAATATAACATTTTTTTTACACATTATGAACCTATTTGTCAAAATAGAATTATATATGTATTAAAACCATATAAGACAAAATTGATAAGTTTATTCAAATGGAATCCGTGGAAACCATGTTGGAGTCTTCTTCGAACGAATTTCATAAATTGTCTGATAAATGGACTCTGTGGGCTCATTTACCACACGACACAAATTGGGGTATTGATAGTTACCACGTGGTACTGACATTCACCTCAGTTGAAGAGGGCATAGCCCTATGTGAGACTCTTCCGGAGAAGTTGGTTAAAAATTGTATGCTATTCTTGATGAAGAATGATATTAAACCAACATGGGAAGATCCGGGTAACATAGCGGGGGGAAGCTTTTCATTCAAGGTCAGTAACAAGGTCGTTCATGATATTTGGAACAAGTTATTTTACACAACAATTGGACAGACAATTAGCAACGATGTTGGATTCGTCAATACTGTTAATGGGATAACTATCTCACCCAAGAAGAATTTCTGTATAATTAAGATTTGGGCTAACAATTGTTCGAAGCAGAACCCAGCGTTGATAGACCCGTCACATCTCAACGGGTTAAATCTGAATGGGTGTTTGTTTAAAAAGCATATCGCAGAATATTAGATGGCGGTTAAGTTGGCTATCAAAATTGCGTGTATTTGATAACAAGATGAAATATATAATATCTGCAATATTATATATTGTAATGATTCAAATAAATTCTATATGGGATGTTTTATCATCATTTGTTCTTGTATGTATATACTATGGAATATACGCCGGATTTGATGGAGATTTCGAAGTCATTATAAGTTATTTCATGACGATGACGGTTGAGAAGAATGTGAAACGCATGACGGCGTCGTTGAATCCAACCATATTTAAGCGCCCCGATTCGGCGATGAACTGCACTCTATTGAACTCTGGTGGGTTTGCAGGAGACCGAGGTGGATTTCCATCGGGTCACATGGCAATAACCAGTTATTTTATGAATTATTTGTATTTCAAGAATAAAGACTATAGCACGAAAGCAAAATTATATTATAATACACCTATTATCCTCATGGCGACGGCAAGGTATATGAAGGGGTGTCATAATATACCTCAAATTATCGCAGGGTATTTACTTGGTTATGGAGTTGCCTACTGGGGCGACCATGTGAAACGAAAATACGGTAAAACATCGTTGTTTGATTTGAAGGATAAGACCAAGTAAATTTACATGTTTTTTATCTCAAAATATGTTAAAATTGAATCGTATTTAGATATTATATGGTTTGCATAAATACGATGACACTCCAGCAATTGCTTACAGATGATCTATGGAGAAAAATATATGATTATGACTATACTATGTATCCTGTGAATAGAGCGTCCCGCGAGCTCGTTAACAAGGAACGAAATAGAGCCGCTACGGTAATCAGTCGCTTTATAAAACGAAATAAAATATTTGATGAGATGCCAATTATGTTTATGGCTGATTTTCATTCTGGTAAAATTCCAAAATGGTTACTTATTCGAATTTACATGAAGTTTTATCCTAAGCCTGACCTATGCGATCTACCTAAAAACATTATTCAAATGAATTATACCACGAGTGATGTCAGGAATAATAAATGCATTCGTTCTATATGGTTCAAATTTAATCGCCCTCATAAATACCTAGTTACTAGTATGAGGAAATATGAGCTATTTGAGGTGTTACATAGTTTCACGATGTATCAAATAATCAACGCGGGGTTTTGAATCCTATCGGACTGCTATACGTAGTTAAAATTGATATTACACTTTGTAATATATCTAATCATATATTACAAATGGAGGCGGCTATGCTGAGTCTTATAGAAAAGAAACAAGCGCTGGCGAAAGAAAAACGCACAGCAGATGAATTTCTGCGGTGTATTGAACATGATTTGAAAAATATCGAAAATGAACTGGTCCATTTATGTGCCAACAGTTGCAAAGGACACCAGTTCAATCAAGTTTGTGATGGAGGCATATATGGGGATACATTCTATCTTTGTACTGTATGTGGTCATGAGCAATTGTAAATTTAATTGTTTATTTATTAATATATATTTTGTTGTGGAGAATCGAACTCTACGTAGAGGGGAGCGAGGAGAGACAGAGTTTTATCTCCCCAAGTGATGATACGTTGTACTTGACAACAAGCGGGAGATCATTCTCAAGATACACTTCTATTTGGCTACATAAATTGGTACATTTGATAAAATAACCGAGATTTTTTAGTGAGAACTCTCCTTGTATGATTTTTGATGAATCCTGTTTTAGCTTGAATTTCATTCCGTCGGGTGAGTCAGACTCGGACCGGTGGATCTCGGCTGATGCAAATTGTCCATTACACTTGAAAATGAGCTCGTTGCCCACGGATTTAATCTCGAGCTTATCTGAAATAACACTCATGTCTCGAATGATCTTCTGGAAGTCCGACGATGGTATGTTGATGATTGATGAGAATGTGACATCGGGTACTTCCAACTCCTCGGGTTCAGGTTCAATAAGACGGAGTTTTTGTGTCTTGCACTGTTTGATATCACCGTTTTCGAATTTGAGTCCAAGATGAGATGTTATCCCGTCGAGATAATCAGCATTCTCAATATATATGGTTAGCGTATCATCGTTATCAATTGAATTAATAAGCTTGAATAAGTGAAACATGTTGACCCCGACGATGATTTTATCCATTTTACACTCATAAAGTTCAAAGTTCTCTGCTCTAAGAAATAGGTGAGCCAATATGGTGTGGGACTTATCCATATTGATAATACGGATTCCGTCCTTTTGGAATGAAATATTTGTTTCAAGTAATATGTCTTTTAAAGCGGTCATGAGAGTTCTGAATGGTGCAATTTGGACAGTCTTGATTGTAAGTACATTTCCCTCGTAGGTAGTAGGGATCGTTGTCATTTTAATATTTAAACGCGTTCAGTCTTTAAATACTTATTGGTCAAGTATTTAAAACGATATATTTTTAATGTGATAAATATTATCTAATCGTAAGCACATTTGAATGTGATCGCAAACGAAAAGTCTGTGTTATCGGTGTCGATTGTTCTTCCGAATTTGTCAACCAGTTCAATATCAACGCGTCCTATGTCACATGGTCCAAAATATTTTCTCTCTGGACTGGCGTTGTTCTCTCCACCGTTGAATATTACAATTCGCGATAGGTCGTCTATCGATACACGGGCAAGAGTATTGGTTGGTATTTTTTGGTCATCAAATGAAGATACGAAATTGGACGACACGTTTTGTTGAAAGTCGTTTATCGAGAGGAAAAAATAATTTGAAACTTTTAAGCATGGGCTACCAGTCGATGTAATCGTATAAGACACGTCTAAATCAACGGTTGGTTTTCTAAACCCCATTATATATCCGAGACGCTGTGCGAATGTTCCTGTGGAAGAACAACCGGTTATGTCCAAGTCGAATTTTGCTTTTGTGAATGTAGTCCCCGCAAATACAATTTTTAATTTGTTATTCACTATTGTTGCTGATGTGATATTTGAGTCATTCTCCAAATGTACGGTAATATCGCTGGTTGATGAATATGAACCATCTGGGATTGATATTTTTGTTAAAGAACCGTTGGTTTCCTCGATGTGGAAGTAATTATTTCCCAGTTTCTCTGATATATTGAATATTGTGCTGGGTGGTTCGAACATGGAGAGCTCCATACCAACTGTCTTGTTTATTGGGTTTGTTAGATTTATTGAAAATTTCGATGGGGAGCTTGATTCTATGTTTGCTCTAAATAAAGAATCTATATTCACCACTCTGGTTATAATATTACATTTTACAGGATTTATGTCCCGTTGTGGCTTTGTCATTACGAAATGGTTTTGATTTTCGATTGTTTCATCTGGTACGAAGCGGTCATAATCTCTTGACTCTATGAATCCTGTGAGCTGGTCTTTTATGGTTACGAGGAACAAAGATGTTTTTTCCCTGGTTGATGTATCAACTGTGTTGTTTAATTTCACCTGTTGCTGAAGATGAGTTGTAGAATTTTCAAGGTCTTCTTTGGTATATTTTTTATTCGATAAGTCAAGAAGGTCTTCAAGCTCGTTCCTATTGTAATTGTTAATATCCAAATCGAACATATTATATATATATAGATATAATAGATATAACTTTTTTTACGTTGACACGCCTACTACTATAAATGGCATGTATGGATGTAAATTCAATATTCAATATTCTTAAATATTGAATTTGTATATAAAATATGTATTAGAACTACTAGGTAATTATATGTATGGACAAAAAAGTTGCGACGTATTTGGAAATAATCTCGAGAATAGCGGTAGAGTATCAAGAAAACTCGTGTGTTATGGAAAAGCTGGAATCAATTATCACGTGTCTTCCCACAACGATTGAAAATTATAACAAGATGTTGCTAGAAAAAGAAGAAAAGATTGCGCAGCGTAAGCGCGATAAGACAGAATTCAAGGAAGAATTTCTAAAGACGAATCCGTATTTTTATGTTTCAAGTATGTCTCGTTTTTTTTACTATGATGGTCTTCATTATACTATCATAAACGAAGACGATATACAATATAATCTGTTCACTTGTTTGAGTGAAAATAAGTCGCTTCAAAGAATTAAATACAAAACACAGAGCGAAACGATACGGGAGATAAAGAGAAATCGAACTATCATGAATACCATACCTGAGGGGGAAACAATTGAATTTGTAACTTCCAGTCTATGTCCACTTCTCTTTGTAGATGAATCGATGCTTAAATATTTTATGATTATCGTTGGAAACCTCATATTAAAACAGCATCAAACATATGTTCATTTTATACATCCTAAATGTAAGGGGTCTATGTTGTTCGTTGAGCGGTTTGTAAATGATACAATTGGTGTTAATATTGCGGATAACTTCAAGATTAAATATCACAACCATGATCTTGCAAAATGCCGCCTCGTGAAGATGAATACGGGGATGGATAATAACTCGTCATTTTGTGATTTTTTCAAGAAAAACTGTCCTGACTTTGTTAGTGTATGTTGTTATTATAGTCGTCGATATAAGACAGAGGATGCGTATTTATCAAAGCGTTTAAATCGAGACACAAAGAAGTATGTGGTATATCTCGCAACGAATAGTGCGATTGACATTGTTAATAAATTTGTTGGGTCACATATCTCGATGGCATCTGTGGAAAATACAATTACCAGTAAGATCATGACTTTTATGTGGCGGTGGTACATACACACCGAAAATATACCGAATGTTCTTTCGGTTGGGTCTCTCAGGGACGCGCTTATTAATGTCCTTCCGTATGACAAGGATCGGGATGTATACACACATGTATCGTGTGAATTTATGAAACATATCGCCGACTTTGTTGGATTTTGTAATACCAATATTGTGGAAGAGTCAGACGACCTTGACGTGAGTGAACTCATGGATATATACCACGATGATAAACAATCGAGTTTGACTATCGAGCGAATAACGGTTGACATGTTATTGAAACATGGTATTCTACCATATAAGATGAAAAATACGAAAACGATCTCGGGTATATCATGTTTGCTATGGAAGAAGAAGGATGAAGTAGTGAAATCCATAATGAGCTATAATGCGTCTAAAGAGGATAATATCGATCTTAATTGTTATGATGCGTATGAGTTCTATGTTTCCGGGGAACCCAAATATGTCGCAAACAAAACGTATTTTGAACGTATTTTTTATAACAGTAGCTAAAACCAGTATTGAGTAGTATACACACAACAGTATTATTCCGACCCGTTGCATTGGCATGGTCAATACCTGAGTATGTTATCCCAAAATTGTGTATAACATATATCGAAGTCATATTCTTTTTCTAAAATACGTATGTATTCCGATTCCAGGAACTCGGTCGTGACCGAATCCCAATCGTTATCCCCAATAATAATCACCGGGAGACTCTCAAAAACTGTGTTCATGGGACTTTTAGATATTATTGGGATCGTTCCCACCATAATTGATTCCCATGTCCTATGGGCGTCTATACCTCGACCAGGTGGGCTCACGCTGAACTTATATGTCGAAAGTTTCTCCATGTATATTTCAAATGGGACATTATCAACGTAATCAAATCGTTTTTTACATGAATCCAGGACAGTCTTACGGATATTTCGATGAGAGCTATAAAGTGGTGCGTTTGTGGTGTTTGTCGAAAAATTTAAGTAAACAAGATTAGGTTTGGACTTGGTGTCCAACATTCGTTTTCGTGGTTCTAAACAAAGCCGATTGTATATCTTCATATGAGTCGCCTTTGGTTCCCCGAAAAATTGTGTTGTTCTGAATTGCCATTTAGGACCGATCGGTATGGGAAATATTTTTGGATGCTCGACGCATGGGTTTTTTGCGTACAACATGAGAAGGTTTGGACTCTCGAGCAGGCGGTTTGATTTTTCTTTAAGCACCGGACTTCTACATGGATGGTATAAATATGGCGTGCAATGGTCATCGTTGGATGCCATAATCAATATGAATGGTGTGTTGAGGTTTATGAGGGTATCTATGTAGGTTTCGATGAGGTCGGTTTTCAAAAATACAATTATTTTGGAGTTGTTTTCACAAGCATTTCTAAATTCCTCTGTGTATGGATAGTTATGTTGTCGGTTTTTGTAAGTTTGAGTTATGATTACATGTGACTTGGTTATCCAGTAGTCAACGCTTATGAATGGGACTGAATTATCCATATTGATAATATATTACACATTTGAAGATTTAAATCCGCACAAAACGAATAAATTATTTAATACTTAATACTTAAAGGAACTACACCCATTTAAATAAGATGCGTATCTGTTTTACAAGTGTTGTCGTTTGGCCAAACAATAAGGTCGCGGATAAACCAAAAATATTTGAACGGAATCCCGATTATGATTATTTATTATTCTCAAATCTCACACAGGGTGACTTTGATACGTCATGGGACGTTGTAAATGTTGATATGGAATTTCTTAAATCCCACCGAAATGACATTATTCGGTCCCGATATTTCAAATTCCTTGGGTGGAAATATATCAAAGAAGTTCTCAAGAAAGAATACGACATAATATACTTTTGTGATGCAACTCGGTCCCCGGACCCAAATACGGATTGGATTGAATTAAGTAATCGCATATTGAACCATCCTCACCCGATCGGTCAGCGGGTCCATACATCATCGCCATACGATGAATGCAATAACATAGTGCGGTTTAAAAAAGATACACAGAAAAATGCTGATAAGACGGTTGCGTGGATGAAGGAGATGGGTGTGCCCGAACAGAAAACGATGTGTTATGAAAATACGGCGTTTGGGTATAACCCGAACGACGAATTTATCCAGAAGGTATTCACCGATTTTTGGAATATTTATACTACCGTAGATATAACACACAGGGATCAGCCAACATGGTCGTATGTCACTTGGAAAAATGAAGTTAAACCATATATTATTGATAATACGGGAAACCGCAAGAAGATAAACCAGATGTTTCCGGAGGGTGGGAAACAAGGTAACAATAGTCACCGGTACGCGTAGGAGGATAATTTCATAATATACTATAGTTTACAGGGTAACAGGGTACGTGTTATTTATCGTTATGTTGCTTTATTTTGATTGGGTTTAGAAATCGATTCATTCGTTTGATTGTTTTGTTTTCGGGAATGGCACGTCCATCTATATATGATTCGAGTATAGCGAGTTTTATACCCATTTGCTGTGCAAACGAATGAACTGTGTATGGAGATTTGTTTATTGCCATTCTTACAGCGTCGTGTGTTTTTAATGGGACATCATCCATGACCTGATGTATATATCATATAATTATTTTTATATGATATTATAATATTATAATAATGGTAACGCGAAAAAATAAAAAAAATGGGAAATCCAATCAAATATTTAGAATAACCCGTTTGAAACGACAGCGTGGGGGTAGAGAAGATAAAGTCGGCATGTAAAATACATACGTGCTTGCTTTAAATCTTCCAAACACGGATAGTCTTATCATTACTTCCAGAATATAATTTGTTCTCGTGAAGAGTGAGACAATATACAGCTTCAGTATGCCCTTCCAAAGTCGCTATTTCTTCGTGAGTTTCTGTGTTCCAAACGCGGATAGTATTATCATAGCTCACATAAAACAATTTGTTCTCGTGAAGAGTGAGGCAATTCTCTTGGTTGCGGATAGATATAAAACCTTCCAAAGTTGCGATGAGTTCGTGAGTTTCTGTGTTCCAAACGCGGATATTTTTATCAATACCCCCAGAATACAATTTGTTCTCGTGAATAGTGAGACAACATACAGCTTCAGTATGCCCTTCCAAAGTCGCTATTTCTTCGTAAGTTTCTGTGTTCCAAATGCGGATAGTACGATCATAGCTCCCAGAATACAATTTGTTCTTGTGAATAGCGAGACAATATACAGCATTAGCATGCCATTCCAAAGTCGCTATTTCCTCGTAAGTATCTGTGTTCCAAATGCGGATAGTATTATCCCCAGTCCCAGAATACAATTTGTTCTCGTGAAGAGTAAGACATCTTACCCTCTCGTAAAGAACAAGACATCTTACCCTCTCGTAAGTATCTGTGTTCCAAATGCGGATAGTATTATCCCCACTCCCAGAATACAATTTGTTTTCGTGTATAGCAAGACAAATTACCGGAAATGAATGCCCTTTCAAAGTCGCTATTTGTTCGTAAGTTTCTGTGTTCCAAATGCGGATAGTACGATCATAGCTCCCAGAATACAATTTGTTCTCGTGAAAAGTGAGACAACATACACTTTGAGTATGCCCTCTCAAAGTCGCTAGTTCTGTGTATTTCGGTGTTTTAAGAAACTCTCCAAACATGCTTTTAATATGGTTCGGCATAGTAAATATATCTAATTTTTGTTGAGTTTTCTCACCCCGTTCCCGTTTTTCTTCGTTTTTAATATCTCTTTCCTTAGCAATACGAGCCAAATATATACACATTTGGTTTCGTTCTTCAGCATTGTTATTCATTTTACAAATCGTTGTAGTGTTATAATTGATTTAAACAACATTTTTATATCAATTTTGCATTTTAAATATTCCAATTACAGTATATTTATTAGATTATATATCTTCATCGACCATCCATTGATGCATTTTTGTAAGACCGTCAAGTAACGATGTTTTTGGTGTGTACGATAGTTCGTTTATTGCTTTCGTTATATTTGCATATGTATGCGGGACGTCTCCAATAGGCATCGGTTTTCGGTTTATATTTGCTAGACGACCACATACGATCTCACATGTCTCTATAAACGCGTTTAGTGATACTGGTGTGCTATTTCCCAGATTGTAAATGGGACTAACAATATTTTCGCTGAAAGTGGCGCTTGTTATACCGTTGACAATATCGTCTATATATGTGTAATCGCGAGATGATGTCCCGTCGCCATATTTTTCAATAGGGTCTCCATTTTTAATAGCCTTTAAAAATTTATAGGGTGCCATATCGGGTCTCCCGTGTGGTCCATAAACGGTAAAGAACCGGAGACCCACTAACTTCATATTATATAACTGTGCATATGAACGTGCGAATATTTCCATTGCGTATTTACTACATGCGTATGGGCTATTACATTTTTCGATAGGATCTTCCTCAGAAAACGGGACTTTATCGTTGAGTCCATATACGCTGCTGCTGCTTGCATATACCAGTCGTTTTAAATCATATGTTTTTGCTTGTTCGAGGATGTTAACAAATCCCGAGATGTTATTGTCTATATAGGTCTGTGGTTGCTCTATACTATATCGAACGCCTGCCATTGATGCGAGATGAATAATTGTTTTTGGTTTGATGCGCGCGATTGCTGTTGTATTGACTATATCTTCTTTTAGGAATGTGAAATTTTTGTATTTCAATAGACATTTGATATTTTTTTCCTTTATCTGTGTATCGTAATAGTCGTTTATGTTATCAATTCCGGTTACGTTAAATCCATCATCTAATAGATCGATACATACGTGATAACCTATAAATCCGGCACAACCGGTTACCATGACATCATTTTTTTGCGAGTCTATATCGCAACAGGTTCCAGATAGTTTGCATATATTGTGTTCATATTTACAAAACTTTACTGGGAAACAGTTATGACACGCCGCCTTACTACAATCTCCAAGAACACAAAACATATTTTACTATTGTTTTATAAAAAATAGTGTAATTTTAATCGCATAGTATTATGTGTAATTATTTCTGAACCCAACCCGTCGTATAACAGTTTTGTCGTGTTTCGTTAGTGTTAGTTGTCGTCGTATTCGGTATTGATTCATCTGTTCCATCTAATGGTGTGTCGTTTTGACAAGTTCCAGATAGACCGATAAATGTACATAAAGCTGATAACGTTATTGTGTATACTAATGTTCCTACTATAAGCATCGATGTATGTAGTTATACATCAATTGTCAATTTGTCTAACTCGTTTTTGTTCATTTTATAATTTATCATCATTTCTTGTTGTTCGGGTTTGTTTTTCCATGATCCAACCTTGATGTAACTGGATATATCGACAATTTTTACTATATCTAAATCTTCGTTGTTCAAACTAAACCAGTTTTTACCTCGATACTTTTTGACCATGTAATGAGGAATATATATCTGTTGTGTTATTGGTGATATTATATAGCACATAAATGAGAACGTTCCCATCGCGCATATTATTGTTTTTGACGAACAAAGCGCAGCCATGTCTTCCCGAACACTTTTAGACTGTACTGTGATGTTTGTTAAATTATTGTTCTTTATATATTCGAACAATTTATCTAGGACTGGGTTTTTCCAGTGTGGTTTTCGAGTGTTTATGTCGTAGACTATAACGACGGACTTAGTTGGATTCCTTTTTATAATTTCAATATAGTAATCAAGTGGTGGCTGAACATACTCCCAATGGACGTTCCCACCAAATATGTCTCCACTCCGTATATGAATTCCTATATCATACTGTATAGTTGTTATGTCATTTGCAAATTTATAACGAACATTTTCTGTAAAAATTCGCTTTAGTTCTTTTATTCCCAAACAAAACCAGTCAGAACATGGATTAATCCGTCGAGTAATATCGGTTTTTTCATCACATTCGCATGTTGTGTTGTCGCGGTCTTCGCGGGTATTTTTTTCATTAATTATAGTGAAGAACTGATTTCCAGGTAGTTTAAGTGCTTTGAAATTTTTGAAGTAAAATGTATAGTATATGATGTTTAGCATAGCCAATAGTTGATTTCCAACACCGTTGTACCAGCAATGAATAGATGGAATACACATAACTATACTATAAATACGTTATTATGTTTTTAAATAAATAATCCAATAACATATAAAATCAATCATTTTCTTATGAAAACATTTGTATTGCACTATACTCCTTTGGTCGAAAGAAGAATACATATGGAAGATGAAATTACAAAACACCAGCTTGATGCTATGTTTATAACAAAGTTTGATAAGGAGGACATGACTGATTTTGATGATGAAATATTTGATTTTAAAGCTGTGTGGTCAGGACGAACACTATGGAAATCAAATGCGTCACTTATATGTAAACATCTCGAAGCGTATAGGGAGACATGTGATCAAGATCTGGCGTATGGTCATATAATGGAGGACGATGTCATAGCTCTGGATAATTTCAAAGAGAAGGTTGCTGATTATGTTGAACAGCTTCCTGCAGATTGGGATATATTGTTTTTTGGAGATGGATATAAAGGGAATATGAAGGTTCCTAAAAAGATTGTAGATGAAGTTGGTGGTAATGTATTCCTGAAGCCGTTGAGTGGAAATGGTATGAATGACAGAGCAATAAATGGGTGGCCGATATGCGCTGGTGCATCCCGATGTAGTGATAATTATGTCATTAGTCGAAAGTGTGCTGAGAGTATTTTGTCCTATGTCGCCAAAATCCGTTCTGGTAATAAGGGACGGATCGTTAATCCGTCAGACTTGTGGATGAACAAATTGTTTAGAGAATGTCGATTTAAGATATACTGGGGTGAGCCAGCGTTGAGCACACAGGGCACCGAAAATGGTATGTTTGCATCTGCGCATAAGGAATTATAAAATATAGATTGTAATGTATATGAAATACTATATCGATATCGATATTATGAAAGATTCAAGCCATTATGGAGATATTTTGGCAATACCGTTTTTCGCTATACTAATAGCATATTTTTACAAAGTTGAGCATAAATCGGGTGTAGAATATCTATTATTATATTTTTCTATATGTGGGTTTTTATTGGATATAATGTATACTTTTCTATTTATTTATGGTTACAATAATTGATTGAATGTGTTGTTGAGATAAATGTGCTCATATATTATGGTATGCAATACTATATGAGTTCATATGATATAGCTATCTGTTATTTTGGGTTGCCCAGAAGTGTTAAACATGTGTATACGAGTCATGAAGAGCATATTTATAAGGTGCTTGACGAAAATGGTTACACATATAAACGATTTATGCATACATGGAAAACGGGCGATAATTGTCAGCGTGTATGGAGATATAATGCACGCGAAAAGATTGATTATGAAGAATATAAACTTTTAAACCCCGATGTGTATTCCATCGAGTCGCAGGACGATTTCATGTCTGGGATAACCATGAGTGATTATTATTACGAGACAGAAAAGAAACGCGAGTGGGATAAGGTGCTTTTAAAAAATCACGTGTGTGCGCTGGGGTCGGAAAAACGTGTTTACCAGATGATGAAGGACTCGGGCGACACCTTCAAGTATGTTATGGTGATACGACCAGATGCCGAATTCATACAGAACCTCCCGGTCCAGAAAATATTTCCGTTGGGTGCGAAAGAGTTTGCAATAAGTGACCATCGACACTACGAGGGATACAACGACCGGTTCATGGTGTCAAATTATGACGATTCCCATATTTATATGGGGCGTCTTGACGAGATGAAGAGTGCGCGAGCGAGTGGTGGACGTATAACTGCCGAAAATTACTTGAAGCGCACATTTAAACACCATGGATGTTGTGTGAAGAAGGTGAGTTTTCCATTTGTTCTCATCCGCCCAGACGGTAGCAAGAGCCCCAATTGAGTTCGGACTAGGTGTATTATACCTTCATTATTCTGTTTTTATCTGCAAAACAACACTCGAGTTGTAGGTCTGTAAATTCCATTATTCGTGCGTCAGACGACGTTGTGTATGTGGCAAATTCCACCTCGGGAGATTTGTTCCGTTTCACATTAGTGCTGTATTTGAAGTTCTTTAAATATTTACACCGCATCGCATATAATCCCAACACGCAATCATCTTTTACAAACTTACGTGAACATACATTATAAAACTTAATAAATGCGTCAAAATTGTTCGCATTTTCAATTACCGTGTCGATGAATGTATTACTCCTTATTCTGTATCTACCTGTTAGCTTTATTATAATATCGTCGTCGTGAATATTATACTGATTAATGACCTCGTGAATATCCATCAGTTCATTAACGCCCTTTCCTTTAGTATCTATATCGTTATTATTTGTATACACCACATCACAACTTAGTTCGTTCAAATATGTATCACTGTCTCCGTTATTTTCCACAACGATCGGTTTTACTTCTTCGGTGGGGTATTTTTCTATATGTTCAAGAAGAATACGAATACATTTCATATATCGGTCTCGTCGTTCATCATACTTGACAACCCCCCCTCTTTTATTATGAATGCATGTTGTTACAATTATATATATCATAACAAGTTTGTATATTAATACGCGTGAAAAACGAGTCTAATATAACGCATATAATGCGTTATATTAAATTTAATATATTTACCAAAATGTTCTAGCGTTCTAGCATAATTTACCAAAAAACATCAGATGGACCAACCCACGCGTCGAGTAGGAGCTACTACGGTGATCCATCTGATGTTTTTTGGTAAATTATGCTAGAACGCTAGAACATTTTAACAGAACATTATCCAATCAACCCAATATAGTCCGCATTATATCAACCAACATTTATCACGTGCCATTGTTTTTCTCTTGTCGTCACCGGTCAGGTAGTTATAATGGAGTAAATATTTTTCATCCCAATTTTTTGGAATCAGTCTACGTGTTACAACATAATATGTCGGGAAGAGGTATGATGGGATAATATGCATCTTTATGCGGTCGTTGTGTTCGTTGCGGAGCCTTCTCAAATATATCTGGTCGTCAAAATTATCGCCGCGTTTGCTCGTGGTGAGTAGTCCCATAAACAACGGGTCAGTAGTTTCAACATCATACATTTTGAGTGTTTCTTCGGTCTGTTTTATAAACATAAATCCCGCACAGCACACAGGTTTTTTATCACCCATAGAGACATGACCCTCTATTTTATCGTTTTGAATGAGAATATTATGGTCACCTATATTTTCCAATAAATATTCGATAAATCCCGCCTTATGATAAAAAATATCGCCATCTGTAAAAAGGACATACTTGGATTTCTTCAAGCAGTGGTGGATAACCATTAGTTTTAATTTCATGGTTTCTCCAAATCCATCTTTTCCGAACACTATCATCTGTTTATCGTCCGTATCTATAATAGACTGTTCAAAATAATGGGTGCCTTCGTGATGAGGTTTGATTTTATTGAAACTTTGTTTATCCGAACAGTACACTTCAAGTTTGTTATTGAGACCAATCCGTTTTAGTGATTCCAAACAATTTAATGTATAATCAACATAGCCATTATTTGTAAGGGTACAAAATGTAACATCATCCATATGTTTATTATATTATATAATAAATATTCGTTAAACGAATTAAAGGGTTGGGTATATGCTATTTATGAGTGATTTATCATGCGTTGGTAATATGAATACCAATAATCCCCTTATTAATATCGTGCGAAACGACAAGTATAAAATGACGTTTGACGAGTGGGTGTCTTTTAAGATTCCTATATCCGATATATTTTTTAACTGCAGTGGTAGTGGTAAGGTTGATATGGCTATTTATAAATGGCCTATATATGGGGACCCAATTATAAATGAACCAATTGGTGTGAGTGTTTCGATTACTCCAGAAATAATAAATTCGTGTTTCGAACAAATACATGTGGATAACGAAGATGGACAATCTGTTGTCAATACCAAATTATATAACTGTTCATTCAAAGTGTCAAATGATAAAAAACGTCGCGGCAAGATGTTGGTAAATAGATGCGCTATAGAGAATACACTGGGATCCAACGGAATAAAAAATGTGTTATTGTCTCCACATGTTTTTTTGACAGACGTCGTAAAAAGTAAATTTGTAATAAGTCCGGAGGGAAACGGAGTAGATACACACAGAGCATGGGAGGCCATATATTTCAAAGGGATACCGGTGATTGAGAACAACGACAGAATAAAATTCAAATATGCTGGTTTACCGGTAATTTTCACGGACGACTATAGTGAGATAACCCCGGAATTTCTGGAGGGAAAGTTTATGGAGATGAAAACACAGACGTTTGATTTCAGTCCTCTTTTTGTTTCTAACTATACGGAAGATGCGTTTAAACACATACATCGGCGGTCGAATCACTATGGGATGAAATATCAGGGAAAAGAATGGTACCCATTTGATTACTCGCGTATTTCCAAGTATAAATCCATATATGACGATGTATGTATGATAACAATCACTAATAGTGGATATAAAGAAATAACGAAGAATGCGCTTGCTTCGCTTAAGAGATTGAATATGAAGTTGAACATAGAAGTGTTTACATTAGACGATGGTTGCTATCAGGAGTTTGTTGATTTGGGTTATAACACGACCAGTTTGAGTTCGAACCTTTCGATGGGTTCTAAATTTAAAGATCCAAATTGGACAAATATAACGCTTTCAAAGCTAAAGGTGATTAGTTCTGTTCTTGATAGATACAAGTATGTGTTTTTGTTTGACGGTGATATTGTATTTGATAGCGGTGATTTTTTACCGTATGTTTATAACGAAATGTTGCGGGATGATGGCGTTGATTTGGTTTCACAGATAGAGTATTATATTGACAAAAAAAGTTTATGTTCTGGGTTTATGATGATTAAGAGTAGTGAGTTGACGAGAAAATTTTTCCATCCAGACAGATATAGTTTAGATTATGACAATGACCAGGATTATCTCAACAAGAACAGAGATAAGTTGAAATTTGTAAGATTGCCGTTACATTTATTTCCAAATGGGAAGTATTTCTATAACGAGAAACCTGCGAATCCTTATATTGTCCATTTTAATTTTGTATCGGGAATTCCTGAAAAGATAAAGAAGATAAAGAATTATAACAGATGGTTTGTAAAGTAGGTCGTGGGTCGGTGTAATATCAAATTCGGGTTGGATTCGAATTACTTATTTTTATAATTTAAATATGAGTACATATTATATGGACGGTCATGTCGGTAATATAATATATACAGGGGGGAAATATGGTAATAATGCGATTAAGTCCAATACTAAGAATAAGACTAAGAATAAGACGATGGGTACTCGCAAAAACGTTACTCGCCGGAAGAAATATGTTAACGTGAACGATTCGGCATTTATCCATTTCAATCGGGGCTGGTTAAATCGCAGAAAAATACCCAAGAGTCGAGTTAGAACAGATATTTACTCGATATTGCAAACAAAGATAGACCGTCAGATAGCGAATATAGTGAAGGATTGTAGTAGTCTTTCTAAATCACATAACAAACTTAATTGCTGGAGAATATATAACTCACATTTTTCAACACCGGTTAATGTTATTAATGACCATATGAAAGAATCTTATACTAAGCTTTGTTATATTTTATGTCCCGAGAATAAGTTGGACGTATATAATTTGTATGGTTTTTTTATTCGAAATGACATATCCATGCCGTTTAGTTGGTGTGTTTCACAGGATAGTAGAAACAGGTTTCGTTATGAGAATCATTTGTATGATAGTGGATTATCCCTCCCAGACAAAGACTATTATTTACTGAATAAACATGCTGAAAAGATTGTAGAGTATAAGAAATTTATATCAAACATGTTTGTTCATGTGTTTGGAAAGAATCATGTATATGATATTGATTCTATATTGGAGGTGGAATCGATATTTGCGAAGTATACGCCTACCGATGGGGAAAAACAAAATTCTGAAAAGAATTATGTTAAGGTGACATCAAATACATTAGCTACAATTGGTCTCGATTGGGAAAGATTTTCACGCGTTGTCGGGTATTCGTCCGCTCCATCGCATATAATATTAAACACACGCAACTACTTTGAGCGGGTTTTTTCATTTATAAATAATAATTGGACAACTGATAAGATGCGGTCATATTGGGTGTTTAAAATGTTATTATCCTTTTCTGATTATAACAAGGATATGCGGAAGATTCGTTTTGATTTTTTTGGAAGATATTTGAATGGTATAAAAAATGAGGTATCAAAAAAAACGGTAGCTGTAGATACTGTATGTCAATATATGAACACGTATATTTCGAACGAATATTTGAATCAACTATGCAATCCCGAAATAGTCAAACGGGTTGAAGATATGAGCATTTTGGTACGAACACAATTTTTGAAACGTCTTGAAAATAACGATTGGCTTACGGAAAAAACGAAGACGCGCGCGTTAAAGAAATTAAAGTCTATGAAATTTTATATAGGTTCGAAACGAGGTTTTATTGAAGACCCGGATGTTGAATTTAAACCGAACGATATGTATGCGAATATGTTGATTTTTGTGTCATGGGAAATTACACAAATGGTTCAAATGTCGTCGCGCAAATATGACACATCTATATGGAATCGTTTTGAGATGGGAAATGTATACGATGTAAATGCCTATTATATTCCCAATAACAACGAGATGGTTCTTCCATGTGGAATACTACAGCCTCCGTTTGTAGATGATACTGAGGGGATTGAGTATGCCCTTGCGTTACTTGGAACAACTGTTGGTCATGAACTAACACACGGACTTGACGATGACGGATGTAAGTATGATTATAATGGTGATTATGTTAATTGGTGGTCGCCAACGGATATGAAAAATTATAAGATTAGACAAAATGATCTGGTAAAAGTGTATAAGAAAATGGTAGTTGCTGATGGTTATGAAGACATCGACCATCGTCTTAGTCTTGGTGAAAATATTGCGGATATTGGTGGATTGGTTATATGTGAGGATGTTCTGAATTCTATTTACAGAAAACGGGGTATGAGTGAAGAAGAAAGGAAACGTTCATTTAAAACATTCTATAGGTTTTATGCACATTCTTGGCGAAGTAAGATGACCCGCGAGTATAAGCAAATTGCGATGAAGACAGATGAGCACATGTATTCAAAATATAGATGTGATGGTTCGCTTATGAACAGTCATAATTTTAGAGAGTGTTATGGATTGAAAATTGGGGATAAAATGTTCAATAAAAATATTGTTGATATATGGTAAAAAATACTATTTAATATAGTTATAATATATGGGAACTAACGTTGCGATAGACGCTATTATTGGAGGACTATTTATGGGTATATTTTCACATTTAACAAATAGTAATTCTGATTCGGTAAACTATATAAAAATGGTTGGGTTTGTGTATGCGGCTCCGGTCGGGTTTGTGTTTTTACTATATATTCTATCGAGGGGGAGCAAGACTTATATGACTGATTTCACAGTTCATGCGTTAATTGGGACGATTTCAACGATGTTTTTGTTGTTGTCGTCATTATTAATTAGAACTCGTGACAAGAAAACAATTATGTTGTGGAACTTGGTATCACTTATCACTATTATCACATCATACTTTTATTTTAGAGTTTACGAAATTATATAATATAATTCGTTTCGATTACAAGTAATATATCATACATAATTGTATAATATATTATATACCCACATGGATGATGAAATAGAATGTTCAACTGATAAAAACTGTGTGAATACCATACTCACCATACCAAGAAGTGATAGTATTGGAACAACTTCACCAGACCACCCATCCGATGAAAACGAAATAGTTATATCTATGAATACGTTACACGATAGAGTTCGCGACTATCGTCATGAGGGTGGTGATGGTGATGGTGATGGTGATGGTCGTGGTGATGGTGATGGTCATGGTGATGGTGATGGTCGTGGTGATGGTGATGGTCCTGGTGATTATGATAATAGGTCGATCAATTCGTACGGGAATATAAACGAGCCAAATGAGGTATTAAATGTGAAAAAGGTTAAGCATTTCAAGCTCAAAAAGTTTAAAAGTCATCTCGATTACTGCAAGACGACAAGGAATGTTACATTACTTAAATATCACGACCTTGCACTGATAATTAATGTAATCCAGATAAGTGTGATAATCGTCTCGACTGCTATAACTTTTTTCGAGACAATACGCGATGAAGCAAATATAAGCGATGACAGTCAACGATTAATAACGGTATCGTTATCTACATATATAGCCCTTGTCGTAGCTATTTCAAGGTTTCTTAAATTTGACGAGAAGAAGGAACAATTCAGCAAGTTGTCTGAAAAATGGAACCAGATCATAAATAAAATGAGAGGAATGCAACATGAAGTAGAATCGTTGGACAGCTATAATCTATCACCGGGTGAAATGAAGACGCATATTTACGAAATTCTTGATCCGAAGTATAGGGAGAACATTTCCGTAATTGACAACGATACTGACAACCTATTAAATATGAACGAAAAAACACACTACCGAAATATGCTTATGAATATGCGTCTTGATGACCAAATACTTGATAGACACGATACGTTATTTTGTGTATATAAGCGCCTACAAAACACGTTGGGGTTTGATTCAAATATTGATAAATACCGACAAAATTGTATCCCATTCATGTCTGGTAGATGCTACATTTCAAAACACGATGCTTTTTTCAGCGACATGGAAAAAATATGCAGTTCCCATAGTAACAAAATGAGTAATTCGCGTTCAAACGGTTTTGATTTTGGTAATTTTAATGTTCGAGATGATGATTCTATATCTATGCCATGTAACGAAGACGAAGGTAATATTGAAAATGTTAAAAACATAGATGGTTGTGTCAAGGAAGCCCAACATGACCGAAATAAGTACTATATGATATGATATGGTTTAGTGTTATCACCATAATACCCTGACCTCTGAACGATTCCACGAACCGTTGATCTCTCTGCTCCGTATATTCCGTGGACATAATCGCCGTTGCATCATTTCTCTATATAATCGTTTCCACTTGCGCTGAATCAACCTGATATAATGTGTTTTTATGATACATGTTGCGATACACTCGCAATCACCGCTATCTTCTGCGTGAGTGCACATTATACGTGTGTTCTCGTAGATATGATTGTTATGTTGTATGTAAACCTTTTCAACGATGTCTAAATGATGATATTTTTCGATATATTTTTTAGCGTTTATGTTAGTGTTGTTATTAAATTGATTTTCACTATCTAATATGATATTATTGTTCAACCGTCTCATATATGACCTATATACCATACGAGCATATCTTTCACATGTTTTTAAAGTTGTCGGTGAATAGAATTCGTCGGTTGGTATTGTGTTCATCAGTATGAATCCGCTACGAACTACATTACAATCGTTGATACTATTAAAATGAGCTGGTTCGAATGTTCCATGATATAAATCGCAATATGGGACAACAATTGAAATATTGAGTTTGGATGTTATCATAAACAAAATTGGTATAATAACATTCACATATGTGCGAAATGTAAAATCAATTTTAAAAATTCGATGTCGCCACCGAAACCCCAAAGTTTTCGTTTAATATCGAATTCTTGGTGGTCGGGTTAATGGACTTCTTTTTGACTTTATAAATGCTTGTATTTGATGGCTCATTATGTGTTGTCGTCATAAAGCTGTTTGTTTCTTCATGGAGTTCTGGAAGAACTCTTGTGAGTGGTTTATCAATTACCATCAACAATCTGTCGTTGCGAAGAAGTTTTCTGTATTCTCCAATTGACAAGTTTCCAAAATATTTATCAAGTAAATAATATGGGTTGGGTGCTGGTTTTATATTTACTTTGTAGTCATATACCTTGCTATAAATATAGTTTATGAGCTGGTATCTTTCAAACTTTACAGATGTGTCCAAATTTTCGCTATATAAATGTGATGTTGCACATTCCGGACTACAGAAGCACCCGTACACTTGGTAACTATTTTGAATTTTATGTTTTGGGATATACACAGCCGGATTATCAAAATTATATGTGCACCAGAAACACGCTGATTTTTTATCGGAAATGTCGTTTGTATGGAAAAGTTTTTGTAGTTCACTAAGCTTGGAACTTATTTCACGCGAGATAGATGATTCACCATCAATTATATTATTTTCGGTCCGCGCTGATTTATCTATGGTATCACAACCACCAACGCGATTATTCGCGAGACCATTATGGTCTCCGTTTATAACATGATATTGTGTGTGGTTAGTTTTGTCTTCAATATGGTCGGAAAATATATCGTTCGTATTGTGTATGTCTTTTATATTACATTTGAGGTGAAGAATAACATTTTTTTTTGATATCTCCTGTTTGACTTGTATTGGTTCATCATTAACGATTTTACCGCCCTTTGGTTTCCGCCCCCTCTTTTTATGTGGCGGTTTTTCAACAATCGAATCGGGGACAGGAACCTGTCCTGGTTCCTGTTCATTTGTGTCACACGGCACCGATGTTTCTGGTTGGGTAACGACAACACTCTTGGGTTTTCTACCTCGCTTTTTCTTTGTATTGTTTTCGATGTTATCAACGATTGGTTCCATATGTCTTTATATGACGGGTTCGTTTATATTAATTTATTAATCAATTAAGAGTCCGTTGAATGTAATATATCACTGGGGTTGATCTCTTATAGTCGTGGTCGCAATATAGCATTTTCGACACACGGGTATATAGGATTCGTCCGATCCGACCATAATCTGTTTTTCATTTTTACTGGAATGACGGAATGTAAATGGTGCTTCGGTCCCATTTTTGCACTTCATACATAGAGAATTCAACTTCATCACGTTATTGCTGTATGGTATTAGGTCGAGGAAATTACCAAATGGGGATCGTTTAAAGTCCCCGTCCAATCCACAAACATACACTTTACATCCAAACTTTTCCACCAACTCTATGACACACTCCTTAATGTCTGAGAAAAACTGTCCCTCATTTATTAATACAACGCTGTCCCGAAAGTTTGTATCATCTGTTACATACGGGTCAATCTGGTTGGTTATAAAATCTCGAATGCTACTATAATTTACACACGGTATCCGTTCGTTGTTGTGGTTAACAACCGAGTCAGTTGAGTATCGCGTATCGATGGAATGGTTCAAAACAAATATTTGGGTGTTACAATAGTGAGCTTTTCGGTATATCTCATGTAATCGCGAGGTCTTTCCAGAAAACATAGGACCAATTATAAGTTCAAGGTAACCACACATACCATATCTAAATATTTATCAGTTAAGTTGTTTTGTTTTATTTTGTTTTATTTCATTATACTTGTTTTGATTACATAGTTCAGAGATATGGTTGTGTGAAACGATTTAAAAACATATGCTTATTACCACATATCGCAGTAATCAATGTCGAGTATCCCATGGGTAGAAAAATATAGACCAACCGTATTTGAAAAAATTGTACTTGAGAATTCGAATAAGATTATACTGGAGAATGTTTTAAAAATGAATGCGTTTCCTAATCTGCTCATATATGGTCCACCAGGTACAGGAAAAACAACAACGATCATAAACATTATAAAAAAATATCAAGAGATGTATGGTACATATAGTAAAGGACTCGTAATTCATCTAAATGCGTCAGACGAGAGAGGGATTGACACAATAAGGAATCAAATCTCACAATTTGTTAATTCCCAACCGCTTTTCACAACGGGCATGAAATTTGTGATACTCGACGAGGTTGATTATATGACAAAATCAGCCCAACAGGCGTTAAAATATCTACTACATGATGTGAAGATTGATGTGAGATTCTGTCTTATATGTAATTATATAAGCAAGATTGATGAGACTCTTCAAAATGAATTTGTGCGACTCAGGTTCAATCGGCTACCAGAGGATGATATTATTTCATTTTTGAGTGAAATCTGTCATAGCGAGAATATACAAACAAGCCAACATGTTATCCGCGGTATTCAAAAAATGTTTGTGAATGATATACGCAGTATGATAAATTATATACAGATGAATAATCACAATATCAATATTGATATTATTGACCCGTCTTCATGGGATGGATTATTTGAATGTGATGTGTTGAGAGATCCAGTCATTTTTAGAAAGTACATTATTGATATGATTTCCCAAATAAAAAATTCTAATAAGCGAAATATAATAAAACGGTTAATAAGTTATATTATACGAAATAAGTCTGAGTATGTAAATAACAAAACCATGTTTTTATTCGAGAACATAATACATAATTGTGAATGTCCAGACGATGAATTGGTCGATAACTTCATAAGTACAAGTCGTGAACTGTTTTTATCGTCCATGTTGTTGTCTACTCCACTATGATTTTGATGCGTTTGTATTTATGGTTGTATTTGCGTTTGTATATAGTTTATGATAACGTTCTGTAAGTTTTTTCATAAACATATTGGTCGGGGATGATGATATAGATGGATCAAAATTATCACAGTCTTGTTTAAATTCTCTCGATGTCTGTTTTACGAGTTCGATTGGGGTGTATAGGCTTTCTATGGTTTGCTTTCTAGGAAAAGTTGATGAGTGCATCGTTAATATAGTTAAATAAAAAAATAAAATTGAAATCTATTTAAATACATTCCAATATGGATATATAAAATGAATATAGAGGATGAGTGGGAAAATTTCCTTGTACCCGATAATTTGAAAGAAGTTATTCCGGTTAAGCCAGTCTCGATGATATGTGATGTTCCTAAATGTTCACCCATCTATATATCGACCAAAACAAATATTGCCTATTTTAATACAAATATCAATTTGATCGATGTATTCTGGAATATAAAGATGACTGATTACTGTGATGATCGTGATGGGATTATAAAGAAGCAGATGAAATTCAATTCAACGTCCATCGTCGAAAAGGACCTCGTCGATGTAATGTATCAAAAAGAGAACGTATTTAAAACTCAGGATGTTACCACCCATATTGACACAATTACCTCGAAGAACGGGTCATATAAAGATGTAAGGAAAATAACAATCGGTATATCGAAGAAGGATATTCAGTCATTCAGAACCAAAAAAAAAAGTGCTTTCTATAATTGTTTCGTTGTTATACTGAGGTTATTCGACATCAAGCAAGATTCATTCAAAGAAGTCCATATAAAAATTTTCAACACGGGGAAGATAGAAGTTCCGGGTATCCAAGACGACGAAATGTTTTACAGAAGTGTTGAATATATGAGAAATATCCTACGCGAATATTATCCTGAAATTAATTACGCTAAAGGAGATGTCGAGACCGTGTTAATAAATTCCAACTTCTCATGTGGATATATTGTAAATAGAGAAAAGCTATATGATTTACTCGTAAACAAGTATGAAATCCCATCGTTATATGACCCGTGTTCATACCCAGGTGTTCAAAGTAAATATACAATTACGGTTATGGACCAAATAATCGAATTGTCTTTCATGGTATTCAGGACAGGAAGTGTGCTGATTGTGGGTAAATGTGAAAAGGAACACCTCGTGATTGTGTATGAATTTCTAAAAGAGCTATTCAAATCGGAATATAATAACATAGCTCAGGACAACACACGAATTGATGTCGAAAAGGTAAAGGTAAAGAAACAACCGAAACAACGAAAAAAGATAATTACTCGTTACGTGGAATGAGACGAAACGTATAGTAATATGTTAAGTCGTCGTTGATGATAATTATGTGCATAATAGTGGGGTTGTAGTGCGGTGACCATGAAGACAAATCAATAAATATATAAATGTGCGATTAGATATTATTCGCTATATTCAACCACTATTTTCTTTAAACGGTCACACATATAATCGTACCCATTTTTGTCATCAAATGGAATCGTTTGCGAGAAGTCCTGACCATCTGGATTGTTTATTTTTTCATAAATGGATGTTATACCATTATACGCAGTTGTATGGAATACATCTTCATATTTGAGTGGTATTTCATCGCACTCTAAATGATACACATCCGTACGTACCTCAACCATCTTAAAAAATGTAATCATACATGAGTTAATCTTATAAATATATGTCTTTATATCATCAATATCCGTGGTGAGATAATTAATGTTTCCAATAAAACCCTTTAATATCGTCGAGTATGTCTTAATGAACATGTTCACCGCATCGAAGTATACCGACTCGTTTGAATCAAATTCAAAGGTTCGCTTATGATTCTCATTTATTTCGAATATAGACTTTCGATACACATATAATATCGCATCCTTTATAGTAAGATTTGCACAAACAAATTCAGAATCTTTAGTTGTTATTTGACTTACATATTCGATAAAGTAGTATATGGAGTTATTTGTATATTCAATCGCAATATCAATATTTTTTGTGTATAGAAGTATCATCGAGAATATATTGAGTATTACATCAACACCTTTTTGTGTCATACAAGTATTATTAAACGACGACTCAAATGAATACAATATATAATAATTTGCGATGTCTACGACCTTTAAACAAACATCGGTTAACGGCGTATCCATCGTTTTGTTATAAAACTCGATGTTTTTTATATCCATTCTATAAATATTTGCGCATATAAAAATTTGCGTTTAAAAGTATTTAGAGAATATAAACAAGTATAATATAATGAGCACTACCGAATCAGAGAATAAGAGCAACTATCGCCTACCAACCACTACCGCACTTGAACACGCAATTAAAATAGCAGTTGTCGAAGACAAACCCATTATGTTAGACTATTGGACTCCTTCGTTGGAAAAAAAGGCACTAATTGGTGTCCGCGAAAACCAAGAGAAACTACTTGTTAAAAGCGAAGAAGAGTATACAAGCCCCATATCAAAGATATACCGTGTGGAGAGTGACTTTTTAATCGTCACCGAAAATTCCCTCTATATTGTATCGGGTGAAATCCCATCAAAGCGAATCGCATAACTCATACACACTATATAATGCCGTCATCGTCATCCATTTACAATCGACGAAGTAAAAATATAGAACGCATTAGAAGTGACGATTTAACTAAATTTCAAACATTATAATATTATAATGCTTGAAAAGTCATGACAATTGAATGTATTTTTTGTGGCGTTTGACCGTGCCATTTTAAATCTTCAAACGTTTATATAATGAAAATAATAATTTATGGTTCAAACGGTTGGATAGGCAGTCAGTTTATAGAAATAATAAAAAAAAATAACATAGAATATATTTCGGGAAATTCAAGAGTAGATAATTATGATACTTTACTTGAAGAGATCAATAATATAAATCCAACACATATTGTATCATTTATAGGTAGAACTCATGGAATAATAGATGATAAAATTTATCCAACAATTGACTATTTAGAACAAGAAGGTAAATTATATGAAAATGTAAGAGACAACTTATATTCCCCATTTGTTCTATCACACATATGTAATACTTTACATATTCATTATACATATCTAGGAACTGGGTGTATATTTAAATTTGATGAAGAACATCCATTTGAAGAAGAAATAAATGGATTTACAGAAGATAGTCGTCCTAATTTCTTTGGTTCTTCATACTCAATAGTAAAAGGATTTACCGACAAAATAATGAAATTATACGAAAATAACACCTTAAATTTAAGAATACGAATGCCAATAACCGGTAATAAAAACCCAAGAAATTTTATAACTAAAATAGTACATTATAATCAAATTTGTAGTATAAAAAATAGTATGACTGTTTTACCCGAACTATTACCGCATGTATTAGATATGATGAAAAATAAAACCACCGGGACAATTAATTTAACTAATCCGGGACTAATTTCACATAATGAAATATTAAAAATGTACAAAGAAATTGTTGATCCTGAATTTACATGGAAAAACTTTACTCCAGCAGAACAACGAACAATATTAGATGCCGATCGTTCAAATAATTATTTAGATACTTCTAAATTAACACAATTATACCCCGAAATTAAAAATATACATGATTCGGTTAGAAATGTTTTAACTAACTATATAAATACTTAGATGTCCAAAAAAAGAACAGGATGATATTACTGATAAAATCAGTAACATATTAGATAATAAAACACATGAATTTGTCCTGAAGAAACTGATTCATGTATTTTAATTCAAAAACATATTTTGATATATATTAAAAGTTAATAATGTACTTTTTTCACTACTAACTGAACTATTTACTAATTCATAGTAATCTGGTAATTCTGGAAAAAAAGTGTCACAACTATAATCGTTATCTATATATGTAATAAAAATTTTATCAATATATTCAGGCATATCTAAAAATTGCTTATAAATTGAACTTCCACCGATTATCCAAATATCATGATAATTTGTATCAGATTTATTTTGAAATAAATAAAAAAGTTCTTCTATACTTTTACATAAAAACATATTTTCTGGAATTTTGGTTAAAGTAGTTGATAAAATAATATTATCTCTATAAGGTAATTTTTTATTAATACTATGATAGGTGTTTTTACCCATAATTATGGCATTATTTCCAGCACCTTTTGTTAAATTTTTAAAATAGGTAATGTCTTCTTTACACGACCATGGTAATTGATTATTTAACCCAATACCACGTTTTTTATCCATAGCAACTATTATATTAAATTTCATTATACAATCATATATATATAAAATATCGTTATAATAACTCTTCAAACTTTTTAATCACATCGGCTGATAGAGTCTGTGGAAACAAAATAGAGAAGCGTATAATCAATACACCCTTATTTGTTCCGCGCACAAACCCCATATCGGGTATCTCACGTAGATACCCAGGAACGATTATGTTACCAGCGTTGTTGTTTATTCTATAATTCTTTCCATTAATAAATGGGAGGTCAAATGAAAACCCACACAACGCGTCTTTCAACGTTATTTCTTTATCATATATCAGGTTAAGCCCCTCTCTTTTAAATAATGAACTGGGTTCAACAAGAACCTTTACTCGTATATCGCTCTTCATATTATCGATTATGTTTCCAACATCTTTTACCAAAATTATCTCATTATTTCCAATCCCCCTGGGAATGTCGATATATATAGTTTCACTTTCAACCGTTTTTTCTCCCTGACGAATTATATTTCGGGTTATTTCGATCGGGACAGAATGTCCTTCATAGCTATGCTTCATAGTTACTGTAATTATCACCGAAATGTCTTGTGGTGGACGACCATGTTGATTAACCTCAACTCCATTCCTGAATATCCTCACACCATGAGCGCCGTTATTACCCATAGAGAATATATTTTCAAAGATGTCACCACCCCCATTCGGGTTCGCCCGATTATTGGTAAATAACCCACCAGGAAACCCAGGCGGGAAACCATGTGAGAATCCGGGTGGAAATCCTCCTCCTCCTCCTCCGCGGAGAGACGGGTTTGATATTGACATATCATATTGACGGCGTTTATTCACATCACTTAATATTTCATATGCCATACTTAATTCCTTAAACACCTCATCTTTACCATCATTCTTATCGGGGTGATATTTTAACGAAAGTTTTCTATATGACATCTTTATATCCTGCTGTGTAGAATCTGTATTAACACCAAGTATATCATAATGTGTCTTTTTATTTCCAGACATTTATATTGTTATGTATAATTACTTAAATGTTTATTTTAGTAATTATACATAACAATATAAATGTTGGACTCTATAACAGAAAAATACTGTGTAACTACACTGGACGATTTCTATATGGACATTTCAACAGCAAATCTATTAAGGATGTTTATATATAATGTTAAAAAATTAAATATTATCATACATGGACCATCCGGTGCCGGTAAAACAGCCATATTGAACATAATAATCAAAAATTACTATGGAAACCACTACACAAACAGTTTTTGTGAAAATAACGTCCTGTATATAAATAACTCTAAAGACCAGGGGATAAATTATTTCAGGACCGATGTCAAAACATTCTGCCAAACACCATGCTCAACAAACACCATGAAGAAGATAGTTGCTATAGATGACATCGACTGTTTAAACGAACAGAGCCAACAGGTATTCAGAAGCTATATAGATAACTACAGCCATGGAATATTTTTTATTTTCACATGCACAAACCTGCCAAAAATAATAGAAAGTATTCAATCCAGACAAAGCATAATAAAAATTCCAGGAATTGATAATAACAAACTCATACACATATGCGACACAATTATAGAAGGCGAATCAATAAATATTGAACCACAAGCAAAGAAATTTCTAATAAAAATATCAAACGGTTCAGTTAGAGTTCTATTCAATTATATTGAAAAATTCAGACTCTATGGTGGTATCATAACACACGAAATCGCCGTAAAATTGTGCACAAATATAAATTTTGACGACTTTCGTAGATATATCCAACATGTGAAAAAAAATGACATGTTCGGTTCCATACAAATATTAAACTCGATGTACGATGACGGATATTCTGTCATGGATATATTGGACGCATTTTTTGTATTTATAAAAATGACACCCGACATAGATGAACGTATAAAATACGATGTCATTTCGTATATATGTAAATATATACACGTGTTTCACGAAATACATGAAGACGAAGTGGAGTTAGCGTTTTTTACCAATAACATTATTTCCATTTTTAGAAACACACAGTAACTAACACACACAGTAACCACATTATATCTGTTTTGGTTCCATTTTTTTATAAATTTATATTGATATATAATATGAGGGAAGAATTATACATTCTATCAATAAGTATATGTATATTAATATTGACATGCATAACAATATTTTTTTATTTAGTCAAACCCACTCGTATATCATATCATTCAATCGAGGGTTTTGTCGGCAAAGAAGGTATTGTAAGCAATATAAACAGCTCATGTAGCAGCGGTATATGCGGTTCGTTTTTGGACGAAAAATGCCACTATAAAAACGCAGAAACAGAGTCAGGAACCATCGGACCCAAAACGTTATCATATGATTACGATAAAAATATAAAGAACCCAAACGAATTAGGCGCCGGACTTAAAAAGAAATACGGAGATTTCGCACTATGCGACTTTTATATCATGACCGCATTTAACTGCTGTGCGTCAGGAAGATTTGATAGCGACCATGCAACACCATGTGCTCTTGAGAATTCTATACGATATGGTGCCAGGTGCCTCGATTTCGCCATTTATTCAGCAGCAACACATCTACCAAATGCTATGGAACCCATTATATCATATAGTAACCGAATGGTCACCACAGAAGACGGTGCCGTCATAGACAACCATTTTGCAAAGTCGTCGAAAAATGATCCCGACTTCACACTAAACAAAGCATTATCTATCGTAAAGCAAAACGCATTTTCAAATAATGTTAGTGACCCACTTATTCTTCATTTTAGAATAAAAACCGCATCAGAGGATACTATGAACCAAATGCACGACATACTTGTGAAATATTTCGGTTCCACAAACAGAAACAACAAACGACTCCTTGACACAAAATATGGATACTGTGGAGAGGGTGCGGATTTTGATGTGACATCCGCACCCATCAAGGAACTCCGCGGAAAAGTTATCATATTAGTCGATAACTACGGAAATAAGTTTAAACGAACCAAACTATACAAAATAACCAACTCTTCAACCGGTTCGTTCAACGACCCCGATACATATCACTCGAATTTCCGTAATATGACAATAAGCGATATAAAAAATATTGGAACACCCGACCAATTGGCAGGTGATGGTATCAACCAAATCGAACACTTTAACAAGACCCGACTTATGATGGTAATTCCAGACAAAACATCAGGAACAAACAACATACATAACGGTTCCGATAACAACATGATGTTCGGAATGGAACGAGGAGCACAATTCATCGGCATGAGCTTTCAGCAATTCGACTCGTCGCTCCAATATTATTTAAATGAAATATTTTCGAACCGGTCTCTTGTTTTAAAACCATCCCATCTTCGTTACGTCCCCATACTCATGGACGTCCCAGTCAAACAAAAAAGAGAAGAGGTTGACCCCAAAAGTAAAACAATAAACATATCGTCAGGAACAGACATCGTTTTCCCAATTGTCATCTAAAATAAATAAACAACTAACCACCATATACACATGAATAATCTAAGTATTCATGTGTAAAAAAATATTTATCTAAATTAAATGTATATGGAACCAATTGTATGCGAAAAGGGCATGTCTTTTAATGAATGCGAATTGTCTATATTACGCGCCGCCGTGGATAACGCAGAAGAAATTCAATCAAAAAAGGACGTAAATACACCAGAAGTGAAGAGAATGATAGAAATCGTCGAACAGTTTTTGTCAAAAAAAGGACTAATATGTTACGGAGGAACCGCTATAAATAATGTTCTTCCAAAACACGACCAATTCTACGATCTTAATATAGAAATACCCGACTATGACTTTTTCTCACCCGACGCATTAAATGACGCAAAAGAACTCGCAGACCTATACATTAAAGAAGGATTTAGCGAAGTAGAAGCTAAATCAGGCGTCCATTATGGAACATTCAAAGTATTTGTTAACTTTATACCAGTAGCCGACATAACCCTACTAGATAAAACACTATTTAGGTCAATAAAAAAAGAGGCTATCCGTATCGCAAACATACTATATTGTCCACCAAATTTCCTACGAATGCTCGGTTATCTCGAACTTTCCAGACCAGCCGGTGACGTCAGTCGGTGGGAAAAAGTTCAGAAACGTATAAACTTACTCAACAAACATTATCCACTCAAAATAGAGAAGTGCAACTATTCGAACTTTAACCGAAAATTTGACGACAATAATGTCGAACATATCCAAACAATTTATGAAGTTACCAAATCCAGTCTTATCAATCAGGGTGTTATTTTCTTTGGTGGTTACGCATCCAGTCTATATAGTAAGTACATGCCCAAACGAATTCGTGACAAATTCTCAAAAGACCCCGATTTTGATGTACTATCGACACACCCACATAAGACATGCATCATAGTAAAGGAACGTTTGGAATCAAGTGGAATAAAAGATGTCACCATACATAAGAAAAAAGAACTCGGTGAGGTTATATCCGAGCACTATGAGATTCGGGTTGGTATGGATGCGATTGCTGTGGCATATTCCCCGATGGGGTGCCATAGTTATAATATTATACAAGATGGACAAGACAGCGTCAAAGTGGCGACAATCGACACTATGCTTAGTTTCTACCTAGCATTCATATACGCAGACCGACCATATTATGACGATGACCGCATACTGTGTATGGCAAACTTTCTTTTTCAGGTTCAGCAAAAAAATAGACTCGAACAAAAAGGATTGTTGAAGAGATTTAGTATCGCGTGTTATGGAGCACAAAAATCTTTAGAGGAAATACGAGGCATAAAAGCAAACAAATTCGCAGAACTTAAAGGAAAACGGGGAACACCAGAATACGACGAATGGTTTTTGAAATATCGACCTGGTGACGCACTCCAAACAAAAACAAACACAACGGAACACATGAAACCCGCCAATAAAAATAAAACCGGAAACAAAAAGAGAAAAGGAACCTCCAATAAAACTGGAAACAAAAACAAACAAAAAAAGAGAAAAGGAACCGCCAAGAAACACATGAACAAGAATAAAAAAACATATATGCGGAAAACCATCCGGAAAAGAATTAAAGATCTTATTTTCAAATAAGCATACCTACCATACAAATGAAATAATTTTATTTACTTAATAAAATTATTATTGTAACAAATTACTACGACAATACACACACTTACACATATATTTCCGGACCTATTTCATGTTCCGGCGCCGCTTCAGTTCGTTCCAGATAACCTAATTTCAAATGTCTGAAGATATGTCCTTGTTGTGTTCCAACCATCTGCGTAAGGCACAATCATCAAGTATCCACTTGAGCTAACAGTTGGGTTATTTATCGTCCATGTTTTCCATGTCGTGGTGGTATCAGGATTATTAGTTTCTTCTACAAGAATTCCACTCGTGGGAGTATTTATATCACTCGCCGCATAAAGTTTAAACTTTTTAATAGCATGTGTATTAAATAATTGCCAATTGTTAAGAATTATGATGTCCGGTATCGAAATGAACATTCTAAAATCAATCGAACCGGAACGTAATCCGGCATGCGCAATAACAACGGTTTCACCCGTTTCCTGATAATTGAATGGCTTCCACTGATCGCCTGCGAAAACATATAACCAGTTTATTTCACACTTGTATGTACCATTACCGTGTGCCGCTCCAGTAAGCGTGCTGGTTTGGAAAGCCTTCTTGTGGAAAGAACCAGCTGTGTGACCATCGTTGTAGGATACCATTGTTGTTGCTGAAGGTGGATAGGTCTTCAATACCAGGGGTTCGGGTTCCAGCTCAGGTTCCGGCTCGGGCTCAGGTTCCGGCTCGGGTTCCGGCTCAGGCTCAGGTTCCGGCTCAGGTTCCGGCTCAGGTTCCGGCTCAGGTTCCGGCTCAGGTTCCGGCTCAGGTTCCGGCTCAGGTTCGGGTTCAGGTTCCGGCTCGGGTTCAGGTTCCGGCTCAGGTTCCGGCTCGGGTTCGGGTTCAGGTTCCGGCTCGGGATACGTCTCTGTTATAAAATAGCAACCTAACAAAAGATAATCATTTTCTTGGAACCCTTCGACCCGTGCTCGTATTTTCACTTGGTTGTTAACGAAAACAGCATCAGATAAGATACTTCCACTTTCTTCTATAGTTATTGTGGTATTTAAGATGATTGTATTGCTGTAAAAGTTGACCCATGCTGTCCCGTTATAAACATCCATAAAGAATTTTTCTCCCGTACCACTCTCAATATTACCAAACTTCACATTTATTTTGAAAGATACACCAGTTGATGTTGAAAATACCGGTTGCGCGGGGAAAACAATATACCAGTTTGCGTCATCGGCATTCGTATAGGTTTTGGTGGAAACCTGTATACACCCAAACGTTTTTGAGTTGTCTACCACGCTTATATTACCATACTCTGCCCGTGTTATATAGCTGGTTGTATTAGAAATAGTTACATTCTCCTTATTAAATTCGACGTTGCTCGAAAGACTGTCATCACTTGTTTTACGCACGTCGTATGCCCCCAGAAGTGTGGAAAATGTATTAACAATCGTTGAGGTGTCGCTACTATTGGTTAGGTCCAAATTATTCTGTCCATTCCAGTATTCGGTTGTGGTTATATGATCCGCAAGATATGACGACGTGTAACCGTTGAAATCGTCCGCTTTAGAATAATCAACAACATAATTCATGTCATCCAAGTAACCTATTGTTACGCGACTTAATGGTAAATTGGTATTATCAGCCCATCCAGTCATGAGTTCTTCCTGCATACCAGGATATAATACTCCACCGAGCGTTCTATTATTCGCACTATAATGGTTGTCTCCCTCCTCTGTGTGTGCGTATGCTGTCCCAGACCCACCGTCATTTTCGATGGGGATATAGTATAACCCATTATATTCGGCAAAATACTTACGATACTCACGCACGGCGTTCTCTGCCATATAAAATCGGTCGTTTCCGTCAACAACAAAACCATACGCGTTGGTCATTCCCCAATAGCTTCCAATACCTATTATATGTCCCACTTCATGGAGAGTTACATAATATAACTCGGTATTACCACTTGGTCTTACTGTGTTTCGCATGGACACGACATATGTATAATTAATCGAAAACATCCCACTCAGCGTTGCGCGATTTCCATAAACTTCTCCCACAGATGGAACTATTAATTCAGATGATGTTATACCAGCCTGACCCAGAGTCGTCGAACCAAGTGTTTGGACATCGAGATCGACATCTATCTTTTTACCCGTTGGGTGAGATATGATTATTTCTTCCCAACGCTCGAATGATGACTTCATTATTACTAAGTCTTCGGTGGTCCATGTATAATCAGGTGACGTATTCAATACATTTACATTAAATAGCGTCAGGTCATCGAATAAAGTAGCTATGTCAAGTTCAGGTTCGGGTTCAGGTTCGGGCTCCGGCTCTGGTTCTGGTTCCGGCTCAGGTTCAGGTTCCGGTTCAGGGGCGGGCTGTAATATATAAAAAATTTCGACTGAATTTAAACTGGTTGTTATGTCACTAATTGACGTGTTATTATTAATTGGGTCCGTAAAAGCCGAAATCCGTTGTAGATCGCCCAAACTATTTATAATATTCTGACTCGTTCTTGAAGTATCATAACTACCAGTTGTCCTGACAGCGTGTATACTTTCGTTCACGCTTACAGCGTAATTATAAACCCCAGTAGAAACGTTGGTGTCTTCATCCCCGGATACTGCCTGATTAATAGCCTTCTGAATTTTAGTACCGTTACCTGAAGTTCCCGTATAGTTGAATGTGTTTTCGCGTTGGCTACGCTTGGTAGCCGCATCAACTCCTGTTGGGTTCATAAAGGTTGACAAATTATTAATTGTATCATCAAAACTACCCCCGCCAGAACTAGTCATAGCGATATTTACGATTGCTGTGATGTTCATATTTGCGGAACCAACATCTATGTCTTCCGAACCTCTTTGCAGGTAGTTGGCGTCCAGGTTGGTAGCCGTATCCAGACCCAAAATCGTTTTTATGTTCGATGCCACATTTTCGCGTATAGACGAAGTTGTTAGTCCGGTTTCCAGAGCATCTTCTGTCGCCCCCGAACCCGATTGGGTTACTATGGTTTTAATCTCTTTTTCAAGTTCGTTGGAGAATAGGGTTGTTAATATATTCATACTGTTGTTCATTTGATAAACCGTATCCATGTCCAAATCTCCGTTCGCGGTGGTTTGGATTTTCACAACCTTTTTGTATGACTTTGTTCCCATACCGATATTTGTTGCGATATCCGTGCCACCGATTGTTTTCATCAAATATGATTTATTTGGAACCAATCCTCGTGGGAATGTAAACTCACCAATTGAATCGGTTGTTGTTGTAATTGGGTTTAATTGAGAAGTATTAAATTCTCCGGTTGCCATTTCCAGCGGGTAAAAGTTAAGTGTTGCGCCCGAAATATATCCATCAAATACAGCACCATTTATTGACGTAGATGTGTCCAGATCCACAGAAGTGTCGCCGGTTACCCTATAATATAATGGGATAGAGAATCCTGTAGCGTTGTAGAACAACATGGAGTAGTCGGCGCCATTTACGGAACCATTCAAAACAATATCTGTTCCACCATGAGACAGAATGTTCTTACCGGATGTAACATCAGCGTCTGTGAACGTGCCCGCGAGCAGATCGGATACCGCAAGGTCTATCGCGGTTCCTGACTGAATGCGGTACCATACGGTCTCTCCATTTGTCTCACTCGGTGACACCAACTTCAAACTGATAATCTCCTGTCCCGCAGGAATATTGAATGTGATGTGGTCGTACTTGTCAACGTTGCCGTCGGCATCCGTGTCCCATCCCTTACCCATATTGTTTTCGATCGTCAGAGTAGTGCCATCAATAGCAATAGTGGATGGGGCGATGAGAGCAACAGGAGTTTGTGAATACGTAACCGAGTTTGTCGGTGTTACGATATACACCGACCCTGCGGCACTGTCATGTTTGTGAGCACCAACGGCGGCATGGTTGCTACCAATTGCGACGGTGTCTCCGAAATATCCATTATCATATCTATCGGTGGCCTGGATATGTCGCGTCTGCGCCCACGTTGTGCCGGTACGCTTGAAAATATACGCCGACCCGGCGTTGGAGAGACCTGTGTCTTCCCATCTGGCGCCGACGATCACATAGTCGCCACTAATTGACACCGAATAACCGAACTGGTCCCCTGCTCCCGCGTTATCCGATGTGATTATTTGCTGTTCGTTCCAATCCCCGTAGGTGTCGAGATGGAAAATGTGCGCACGCCCCGAACTGATACCCAAATATATTGCGCTGTATGCCCCAACGATCGCGTAGTCGCCGCTTATGGAGACCGAGAACCCGAAGTTGTACGCGTTGCTGGTAGTCGCGAAGAGACTTTCTTCCATGTGCAGTAATTTATGTGTCTGTGCCCAGATGCCGGTGATGGAGTCGCGCTTGAAAACATATGCGGCGCCGCCGTTGGCATATGACCCAACATTTGCCAAAACGGCGCCGACGATCGCGTAGTCACCGCTGATGGACACAGATACCCCGAAATGATCACTTGCCGTCTGGTCGCTTGCAAAGATCTTCTGTGTCTGGGTCGCAGTCCACTCTCCGGCGGTGACCGCCCCGCGTTCAAAAATATATGCCGAACCAGCATCACTCGCTCCACTAAAATCATCTAATTTAGTCCCGATTATAACACGATCACCACTGATAGCGACCGACCAGCCGAACTTGTCCTGACTATTCTTGTCACTCGCCAAGATTTTTTTGTCCCGTCCCCACACACCGTTTCCATCGCGCTTGAAAATATATGCCGTCCCTGTCCACGAGTCCGTTGGACACCCTATTACCGCATAGTCGCCGTCGATTGCCACCGAACCACCGAATCCACCGTATGCCAGCGCGTCGTCCGCGACGATCTTGGTTTCTGACCAGACACCGCCCGAGCTGCGTTCGAAAATATAAGCCGCGCCGGCATTAGTCTTACCAGGTAGGTCGTGAACGGAAGACCCGACGATAATGCGGTCGCCGTCGACGGATACAGCGTTAAAACTGAAATTATCACCTGCTATCACATCGCTCCCGTTGATTTTCTGTAGCGCGTTCGCTGTCCAGTCGGTGGTTGTAATCGTGTCGAATAATGCTCCTGGGTAATCGGACAACTCAGGCTCTGGTTCGGGTTCCGGTTCTGGTTCCGGTTCTGGCTCGGGTTCCGGCTCAGGCTCAGGTTCAGGTTCAGGCTCTGGTTCTGGCTCGGGTTCCGGTTCTGGTTCCGGTTCCGGTTCTGGTTCCGGTTCTGGCTGACCATACGTAGTAAATTGTAATGTATTATCATTTACGGTAAGAATCTTACCAGACATGTTGAAAATAGAAGCGTCGGTGCTATCAATAGAACCCGAGATCTTTACTTGGTCGGTTTGAATATTGAGTGAAACGTCAGATGTTAAACCATCAGCAACCAGCGCGGTTCCGTTGTAAGACAAATTGAGCGACAAGTCGGTCTCTAATTTATGAACCAAATCGTGAACAAAATAGTCGCCTTGACCGATTATGGATGTATATGTATTTGTATTTATAACAGCAGTAAGCGTCATATTTTGTTCCACATTTATATAACGGAAATCTAATTGACCGCTGGCGGCAACCGAAACGGTGGACGAGGGAACCGCAAAGATCATGTTTGGAACACCGGTCAAGTCGGATGCCTCGGCAAATTCCAAGTAGGGACGGAATGTCATGGTTCCATCGGTCAAATCAGCGTCTTCACCATAGGTTACTGTCTTGGTCAAATCTGTGGATAGTTTGGAAGCAAACGTCTCGGCAGTATATATTTCTCCTGTTGTGAACGCAGAATTAATAGTAGTCATCTCGTTTGATGTTGCTACACCCGTCGCGTAATCCTGTACTCCTGTCCCCAATTGTTTTGTCCATAGTAAAGTTCCATCACTACCATCATATTTTGTTAAAAAGGCGTCATCACCACCAGATGTCCCGGCTAAATTACCGCTTGTATATCCTGTGATATACACATTATTATCCGAATCGGTTGATACACCCAACGCTTGTTCGGCTGAGTTTGTCGTTGTCCCCAATTGTTTTGTCCATTTTATAGCTCCGGTACTATCATATTTTGTTACAAAGGCGTCAGTACCACCAGCTGTCTGACCGTCTATACTACCGTTTGTATATCCTGTGATATACACGTTATTATCCGAATCTGTTGATACACCCAATGCTTGTTCAGTTGATGTTGTCGCTGTCCCCAATTGTTGTGTCCATTTTAAAGTTCCATCACTACCATATTTTGTTAAAAAGGCGTCTTCACTCGTACCAGCACTTGTCCCGTCTAAATTACCAGTTGTCATACCGGTGATATACACATTATTATCCGAACCGGTTGATACACCAAATGCGTATTCAGTTGATGTTGTCGCTGTCCCCAATTGTTGTGTCCATAGTTTAGTTCCATCACTACTATCATATTTTGTTAAAAAGGCGTCCCAACTCGTATTACCACCAGCTGTCCCGTCTAATTCACCTCTTGTATATCCTGTGATATACACGTTATTATCCGAATCGGTTGATACACCCCGTGCTACTTCAGATGATGTTGTCGCTGTCCCCAATTGTTTTGTCCATTTAAAAGTTCCATCACTACCATATTTTGTTACAAAGGCGTCAGTACCACCACCAGATGTCTGACCGTCTATACTACCGTTTGTATATCCTGTGATATACACATCATTATTCGAATCGGTTGATACACTATTTGCTTCTTCAATTGATGTTGTCGCTGATGTCCCCAATTGTTGTGTCCATTTTAAAGTTCCATCACTACCATATTTTGTTAAAAAGGTGTCCCAACTACCACCAGATGTCTGACCGTCTAAATTACCGTTTGTAGTTCCTGTGATATACACATTATTATCCGAATCGGTCGATACACCATGTGCTGTTTCATATGATGTTGTCGCTGTCCCCAATTGTTTTGTCCATAGTAAAGTTCCATCACTATCATATTTTGTTAAAAAGGCGTCAGTACCACCACCAGTTGTCTGACCGTCTAAATTACCGTTTGTATATCCTGTGATATACACAACGTTCTCTACACCTCCGGGTGTGGAAATAGTAAAATCGCTGAATATTTCTATTTGTTGAATATCATATGGCTCAGGTTCTGGCTCAGGCTCTGGCTCAGGCTCAGGCTCAGGTTCCGGCTCGGGTTCCGGTTCAGGTTCGGGTTCGGGTTCCGGCTCAGGTTCCGGCTCAGGCTCAGGCTCGGGTTCTGGCTCAGGCTCTGGCTCGGGTTCCGGTTCTGGTTCCGGTTCTGGTTCCGGTTCTGGCTGACCATACGTAGTAAATTGTAATGTATTATCATTTACGGTAAGAATCTTACCAGACATGTTGAAAATAGAAGCGTCCGTGCTATCAATAGAACCCGAGATCTTTACTTGGTCGGTTTGAATATTGATTGAAACGTCGGATGTTAAACCATCAGCAACCAGCGCGGTTCCGTTATAAGACAAATTGAGCAACAAGTCGGTCTCTAATTTATGAACCAAATCGTGAACAAAGTAGTCACCTTGACTGATAATGGATGTATATGTATTTGTATTTATAACAGCAGTAAGCGTCATATTTTGTTCCACATTTATATAACGGAAATCTAATTGACCGCTGGCGGCAACAGAAACGGTGGATGAGGGAACCGCAAAGATCATGTTTGGAACACCGGTCAAGTCGGATGCCTCGGCAAATTCCAAGTAGGGACGGAACATCATCGTTCCATCGGTCAAAT